TTTGTAACATAAATATCCTTATCTCCTCTATTAAGAATGGAGACAGAAGCTCCTTCCGTGATATCGGCAGGAAGGACAAATGTAGAGTCTGTTGCAGGATCTACAACAAGAACTTGGTTTAGTTGATTTTCTACGATAGGAACTGGGACTTCAACTCTTTTTACTAAACCGCCAGTGCCAGTAACAAGTACGCCATTATAATCAAATTCTACGCCTACTGCTGGATTTGTAGTTACGCCAATCGCAGTCCAGTTTATATTTCCAACTGTAAGAATTTGATATCTAAATCCTCTAATTAATGAGGAAGATGTTGGCGCAAATTCAACTGTTTCGTTTCTTCCTCCATTTACAGAAACTGTTTGTATTGGCCCAGAAACCCTCTCTATAGGCAAGGATTCAAGATATCCACTGACTACATCAGAGATTTCTCCCGCCCCGAAGTCATCCCAAGGTACAAATTTAAAATAGTACCAAACTCCTGTTTGTAATCCATTTGAAAGCCTTATTTCATTGAGATAAGATCTTGTTCTATAAAGACTTGGATGCTTGTACAGATTGCTATTACCAAGAATATCTGGCTGAAAATCAGAAGTGTCGCCAGTATAAACATCAACTGACCAAACGTCTTTATTTGAAATTGACGAGTAGCAATTAAAAATAATTTCACCCTTTGAAATTTCTTCAGTCAGAACCGTAAAGCTTATGCCTGAAAATCCTGTTTGATTTGTCCCAGTTATTTCTGACAGATTTGAAAGACCTAGTGGATTACCAAGTGTTCTTGGAATTTCGCGCCCTTCTCCAGATCCATATTCGACATAGTGTCCAGATCCCCAAACTTCTCTTGGGATCGATCTGTCTACATTTGCATTATAATATTTATCTAGGTCATCGTAGGCATAGACATAAGCCTTGAAGTCTTTTTCTCCAGAACCTTGATAATTAATATTAATACCGTTATATGTCGGAACGGAGGTTGTACCTGTACCATTTAAGCCAGTTGCACTTTTGAATGCCCCAGAAATATCTTGGAATAAAATCTCACGCTCTTCATCCTCGCTTCTTAGAAGCGCATTTGTTGCATAGTTTCTAAGACCAGATCCAAGAATACCTTGGGCGCCGCTTCCCCAGAAAGCTAACCCAGTGAAATTTTTGTTGCCAAAGAATCCAGACAGGATATAATACGGAGAATTCTGATAGGAATCAATAACATCTATTCTTGAATAGTGCGGCTTTACATTGTAAGCATAAAAGTTTCCTGTTTTTGAAAGATTGGTATTGTCAGTTACAACGACTCTCAGTCCCAGATTCCTATCTCCATAGATATTTTGATAATCAGTTGTTTCTCTGCTTGTCAGTCTCTTATTCTCTTCTTGTGTAATTGTGTAAGAAAATCTATCATATGCTTTGATTGGAGCAGTTAAAGCCTGACCGGCCTCATCAAGGACTTGAACTGAGATATTTGGCGGCAAATCGACAAACGGATTTGCTAGCATTTTTTCGACTGAATCTATAATCCCGCCTGTTGGATCTATGTATTTCCATCTAAAAGTTAAGTCTTTAGATGTGAAATTGCCTTTCCCCAAGCCAGCCATAACGCCGCCACCAACGTGATAAATAGAATAATCCAAGCTGCTTGTATCTGCCGTATCAATTGTAAAACCGCTTGGAATAGTCGAGGTTATTGTATAACCGCCAGCACCAGTAATGGTCGCTTGAGGCAGAACCATTACTCCGGTCGAAGCCGCGCCGTTTGACAAAAATTTATAAATGGATGAACTTATTGAATATACGTCAACGTCAAATTGGCCCCAAGTTTCACGGATCGGGATTGTCAATGAGGTTGTGCCAGATGGGGCAAAATAAGGTTCAACTATGGCATCATTTTCTATGGAAGTAGTTGAATAGTCTGGTCTGCTAACATATATTTTATAACCACTTATTGGGCTGGCGCTAGCCTGCCAAGATATATTTAAACCTGTTGGCACTGAGCCACTTAGAGTAACGCCGGTTGAAGTTATTCTTGCTGGCGCTTCTGGCTTAATGACGATATCGTATGGAGACTGCACATAAACAGAAGGAGATGTGTCAAGAATATCCCTTTCGACAAAATCCTGTTTTTCTTTTAAATACTCAATTCCAACTACTGAATATAGATTAGCCTCTTCTTCTTTTACTCCGATAGTTTTGTATAGCTTGGGCTCAACACCAGAGCCGCTTAAAACATACAGACTTCCTTCCTGAACGCTAGTAAGATTTTTAGGCAAGGTGTCCACATCAAGATCATAAAATCCTCTTGGATATCCAGTTCCGATCACTAAGCCGCTGTACCCAAGTCCGTTGCTTTCTGCAAGGTTTGCGATGTCAGACTGACCTAATGTTCCACCTCCGACATAAACATCGATATCAAGGGCAGCAAACGCAGAAGAAATGTGAGATGAAGTTAGGGTGGTATTTAAATAAACTTTAGAAGATCCATAAAAATCTTTAGGAAAGCCAATGGTGGAATATCCTAAATTATTGCCAATTGCCCATTTCGATCTTGCTGTGCTGCCAGCGTCATAATCGCTAGTAAACAATTGGGAAGATCTTTCGTGAGATCTTGTGCAGACATATGGAACGGATACGCCTGCGTTTGTCACCTTTACTTTATTGCCGACCGAGTATGCTCTGCCCGCCTCCCATTCGGGAAACACAGACTCTTGCCTATTTCCTACGTCAGCCTGAACAATAGTATAAAACGGACGGAGTCTTGAAAATGCCAACAAATCTCTGTAAGTAAATTTTATCTTACCAGTTTCAGAATTACCCTTCGAAGCTCTCTCAAGAATTCTGTATCCATTTTTAACAAATACTCCAGCGTAACCAAAGGTAGATGAGCTAGATGCAATATCGTCGCCTATTCTAAATACTTCTGTCGCAGCTGCGCCGGTAGCCCAAGTAACGCTTGGACTAAAAGTATTGCTTAATTGATTACCTCTGGTATAAACCAGAACAACTTCATCGGCATCTGCGGCGGTATAGACAGAATTTGTCCAAAAATCATTTAAGTCACTAATAGCCCCAGATGCTTCAACTGCACCCGCTGCGGAAATTCTGAACATTCTGATTTCATTGGAGCTTGAGGTGCCAGTTACGACTCCGTTGATTGACAAAGTACTGCTAGTCGAAGCATTAAAATTAATTTCACCAGTCCAGTTTGGAACAGCAGCTAGCCCAGAAACTAACTGACCAGTGCCACCAGATCCAGAAATTGTAATGTCTATATTGTTTTGAGAGAATACCCCTGTCACATCTGCATAAGTCACAGTATCCCATTTTGGATTGCCGTTTAATACAGTATGATCTGGCAATGCGTAAACAACACCAGTGAGAACGGTCTCTCCAGTAATTACCCCACCGCCAGAAATTCTACCCTCTATTGGATAAACTTCAGTTTTTGCCGACTTTAAGAGAAAATCTCCCGTGACAGTGATTGTCGCGCCATAAGAATCATCTTGAACAGTATGGATGTTAAACTTTCTTATTTGCTTCTGCCTTCTAGCGCGGATTTGCTCAAGCGTTCCAGTAAATCCGCCATCACTGCCAGTCATATAGTTTAAATCAGAAACCGCATAGTTGCCTGATGGAACGTGAATATAAATACCTGATGCCAGCCCAGTTTGAAATTCGCCATCAATTTTAATTGTATTCGCTGAAGCATCGACATCTAGGATTCTGCCGAATGTTCTGCCAACATTTCTAACTTCATCGCTGACTGCAAAGATGTCACCAGGCTGTAAGTAAACAGCCTCCAACCCACCGATAAAAGAAACAGTATCGGCCTCAAACATTGAACTGCAAAGAATATAGCGGCCAATTCTTCTTGCTTCAGATCTTGAAGTGCAGCCTGCCGCATTTACTTTAAACGGGTTAATTCCATACTTTCTAATTCCTTCGATATCTTCAACCAACTCCATTTTAGTTTTGAAGTTATCATATTTATCATTATATACAATCTCTACACTGGTGTATCTTTTATTTCTGACAGTTTCTGTATAATTAAACAGGCCATCTTTTACATTGGCATTGCCAAAATAAAGCACTGGCTCTTTGGGACGGTCAGCAAAGAAAGAGAATCCTTCAGTATTCCAATAGACGATTCCCTTGAAAATTGCCGCAATATCCTGAATAACTTTGTAAGCTTCGTCCTTATTAAAAAAGATTATATTACAAGTGTATCTTGGTTCTAGACCACCCTTGCCATCTGGGACACCTCTGAATTTACCATCATCATCAACAGCGTCGCAGTATCTTGCAATGTCGTACAGCGTCCACTTGTCTACCGAGCTTGAATCGATGAAGTTGCCTAAGCCGTAATTAGGATCAGTAATAATATCATACAGCACCCAAGCAGGATTATCAGTCCACGCGATTTTAAAAGTGCCATCCCAGTCTCCATAATAGACCTTATTGCTGTCGTAAAAGTTGTTATCACAGAACTGTTGCAGCTTACTATCAGAGTCGTGCTGCATATTAAAAGCGCCACCACCACTATCATTACCAAGCTCTCTAAGTGTTCTTGTTCCAGAAAATTGTGCATCTACATAAAAATAATATAGCTGTATGCAATTTTCTCTAGCGTGATTAAGCAAGATTTGGTAAGTGGAAGGCGACATTATTTCAGGAGTAGAACCTGAGAAATAAATCACTTTTCTAACTGTATTGGACCAAACAGACTCTAATACAGAGTCTTCTGAGCTTTTACCAACTTGATCAGTGATACTGAACTGGCTTTTTCTTAAAAAGAAATTGGCAATCGTTGTTTCTGCTGGGTCTGTGATTGGGCTATTTTGTAAATTGTCTGCCAGCGCATCGAACAGTCGCTTGTAAAGATTAGTTTGATTATTGCCAGCCGAATCTGGAACCTCTAATTCAAAAAACAAATCAGTCTGATAATATGTAAAGCCGTTGATAACATCGCCGGTTGACTCATTAATTACAGTGTTAACGCCATTTTTCGTTTGCCAGATAGAAGCCCTTACGTTAGTGTAGCCAGAAATTAATTTGCTTAAAAACTGCGCTAAATTTCTTCTGAGTAAGCTTCTTGTCCCAGCGCCCATATTCTGGTCAACCATAAAGATGACATCAAGAGTAGTTGGGTTCGCAGGGTAATTTGGATTTGAATAGACATATCTGCGGTCTAATCCATTACCACCAAGA